ATCCGGCGCAATAGTAGTATCTGCATCAGAACTGCTGTCTGAATTATCATCGAGCTTATTGATTTCATCGAACGCCGCGAATGACTTGCTTGCCTTTTTTGCGGCTTTGCCCGTTTTATTTAAGGCTGATGTTTGCTTGTTAAGTGCCTCTGCTGCTGCCGCCGATGCCGCAAGCGTTGTAACCGCGAGCATAGAAGTAAATCTTGCAATAACTGTTAAAATCTTTGTCAGAACATTTACAAGCCAAATAAATGCCGGGATGATTACATTCACAAGAGGTTGTGCCAATGTAAGCAAGGCACCCTTTAGCTTTGCGATTGCCGCTCTTGCTTGAGGGTTAACCTTAATGACTTTGTCTATCCAGTCTCTAAACTTTACCAGTGCCTGAGTAATTACGGTAAAAATTAAAGCACTTCTTACAACTGCGGCAAGGCGTTTTTTAAAGATGTCAAGATTTTTGTTGGCTTTATCGATTGCTCCGCTCATTTTTTTGGAATTGTTTTTGGCTTTGGAAAGCTGCTGTGCAACATCTCCGGCTTTTTCTTTATTCCGGTCGAGTTCAATTGCGGCCTTTTGAATATCAGCGTCGTATTTTTCGACCTTTCCTTGCACGCTATTCCATTCGGATTGCAGACCGCTGACATGGGTTTGCTGTTCTTTTATGCTTTCAGATGAAAACGCACCCGTCGCGGCATTTTTCATTTCAAACAATTTTGCTTTTGCGGAATCGAGTTCGACTCCGAGCTGTTCAGCCTGTGCGGCCATTGGCAAACGCTCTGATTGCTTTTGCGTAATTTTATCCTCTAAACGATTAATTTTCTTTGTGAGGCTGTTCAATTGGCTTTCAAGCTCTTTATTGTCAAGAGCTGTGGAAAAAGTAATTGTACCATCAGCCATACTTTTTACCGCCTTAAATAGATTTTGCGTGACATTCTTGTAAATATATGAAACATTCCAGATGTAAGGAGTTGGTTTTCATGAATAAAATGGTCGTTAATGATTCAAGCGAAATATTAAAGTCCGATACAATAACGATAGCCCCATAAATCGTCAGCCGCCCCAATAGGAGCGGCTTTACTTTATACCGAGCTGTTTCAGCACTTCGTTTTCTGCCTCACTGTAAGTCTTTTTGAAGTCTACTAGCGAGCGGTTTTTGTTGTACCATTCGCGTTCGCCCTTGTCCAGTTTCTTTCCCCGGGCAAGCTTATCACGGATGCTCACAATCTGTGAAAACAGACAATCACCGCCGATTTCGTAATAGTAGCCGATGAAAGTCCACCAATGCATATACGGTACAGCCCTGATTTCTTGCCCACATACGCGGTTTATCGGTGCAACAATGCGCGGCCAATCCTGTTCCCAGTCCATTAGTTTTAGGGACTTCTGATTCGGTTCTTCGTCCCCGCAGTTAATAAACCAAAAGCACTTCTTAATTGCCTCGTCGTAGTCCGCTGACGGCATTTCAGACAGCGCTGGGTAAAAGATATCAAGCACTATTAAAGCTCTGTCCTGCGGGCTTAAATCCGGGTCAGACAGCGCCGTGCAGATATCCAACACGGCGCGATAGTCTGACCTGATTTCATATTCTGCGTCACCGACTTCGACGCTAGTAGGGAGATCGTACATCATAGCAATGCCTCAAAGAAAGGCGGGGGGATAATTATCCCCCCGCTTATTTGTGATACTTTGACGTGTATTTTGCGATACGCGGGTTTGTAAGCTTCTGCTGAGCCGCGAATGTTGTATCGACCTCATCCATCACGGCCAGTAGGAAGTTGCACCAAACCGGCAGGCCATTTGCCATGGCATAGACGTTCATGTCGCCAAAGATGGCATCACTAACAGGGCCAAACACGCCATCGATAATCTCGCGCATTTCCGCATCCTGCTTCTGGGCGATTGCAAAGATTTCTCGCTTATCTGCCACTTTGTCAACTTCCGCCTTATAACGCTCTTGTCTCTGGTCAAGCGTGTCGAATGCGTTGAACAGTTTCTCCACAAACGCACTGTCCGTTGGGTTGAATGATACTTCACACGCACCGTTAACCGAAAATGTGACGATGCCGGTTTCAAAATTTAATGATTTATTTTCCATGTGTCACCTCACGCTGCAGTTGCCGTAAAGGTCGGCACGCCCGCGGCGATCGCTGCTGTGCCAACTGTGCGTTTGCCGCCGTATGTAATGTCGATGGGCATTCCGATGTTGGAAGAACCACCAAGGCCCGTAGGCTTGATTGCGCAAGAGCTGTACCGCTCGGCGAACATGGCGGTTGTGGCTGTGCCCGCATAGCAATGGACAATCAACATGTCCTGCGCGGACAATGTTGCTGCATCCTGATCTCTGATTGCCATGTTCCAGATTTTCACCTGCGCGACATCAGATGCATCCAGCTCACAGGGGTCAAAGGTCTGCGTGAGGGTCGGCTTTTTCATCGTTGTGTAGGTATTCCCGAAGATATCCGTCTTGGATTCGTCGCCCCAGTCGAGCTCTTCGGAACTATCCTCAACGCGCTTGCCAATAGGGCTCCACACCGGAGTTTCGGATGTTCCGGTGTTCAAATAAGCGATCAGCAATTCGCGTTCTGCGACCACTCCGCCGGTCGTGTTAAATGTAAGGTCTGCCATAGTTTCACCTCGTAAATATTTTTTTGAATTGGACAGAGAGCTGTACCATATACATGGCCGTCCCCTCTTCCTGTGCTTCGTAAAGCATTCCATTCTGTGCGCTGATCTTCTCCGTCCGCGGTTCATCTCCAAACGTGGGAGCCTTGCCGGTTACACTCTGAGCCTGTACCCACTCTTGGAAGTCTGCCACCCAGTCAGCGTTGACGGTTGCTTCCGTATCGCCTCCGGGCGGCTTCTCGAAGACATAATCCAGGCCGAAATTGTACTGGTTCGTGACGGTCGTGTTGCCGAGAATGTCCCTTGATCGCTGTACCTCTACAAGTCCGCTTGGAAATACGCCTCCGTTTGAGGGGGCTTTGTCCGTATAGTCAACATAGAACTCAGATAGGATGTTGTATCCGCCATAAGTGGCAAGCCATCCCTTGAGCTTTTCAAGTGCTGTCATGATTTCCCCCTGTCAACATAGTCCTGTAGGTCCTGCCGCATCGCATCTTTTTCAGCCGCCAATAGCCGCCGGTCCCAAAACGGCCCGGCTTGCGGATTTTTGGTTGTGGTGTAAATCAGGTCCTTATCTGTAGGCACCTTTGGCGCCCGGCCTTTCATGGCCTTGCCGTAGTACAGGTATCGCGCATAAGGCACGTCAACGTGTATCAGCGGCTCACTGATTGGCGATTGTGCAATCATAAGCTTGATCGTCGTGCCGGTCCGAAATGGCATGTACTTTTGAATTCTCCGGATGACATTTTGGGTGTGGAACCGTTGCACGCTGCCACTAGGATCTAGACCGTGGTTCTTGATGATTTGCGCGGGAGGATTTACGCGGATTGTGCCTGTTATTTTCATCCCCCCGCCTCCACATGACACTGACTGCCGTTCCAGTATTTCGGGTCAACGTATTTAATCACTACGAGGCCCGGAACCTTTACTGGGATGAAATCAGCCCACGTTATCGTCACGGGTCCGGTACCAAGATAGGCCTTGTCTCCGCTATAGAGCGCCACAGACGCACCGGGGATAACCAGAAGAAAGCTGTTTGTCTCAGTTGATCCGGTTTTGTTGACGTTCTGATTTTTGCGGAAGTCAAGAAATGCTTTGTCATACACCGTCCGCGTGATCGTCTTGTCGGCGTTTTGATGGTACACCGTCACCGTCTGGTTGCATTTTTCATAACCTAACGGGCTCTTTGGCCTTACGCATACCATCAGCATACCCCCCGGTAAATGTCCAGATAGAGCGACGCGCAGCGAAACAGTTCTTTTGACTGAGCCGCTGCGCCTGTGTCGATTGTGCCGGCCTGCTGGCTGCTTGACACGGAGCCGACAGACGAGCTTGTGACAATGCCGCCATTTGCCGCCGTCTCGTAGTAATACAGAGCGTCGGCCATTGCGCAAATTGCCATATTCTCGCTATTTGCGCCGATATCAGTCACGGTAAAGAGCCGCTTGTATTCCGTGAGCTTTTCAGATGCCCTCAAAGCCATCCGCGAAAAGTCAGCTTGCGGAATGGAGCCGCCTAAGTATGTGCCTGTGTAAAATGCGTAATCAGTCATAAGCGGCTCCTTTCGTTATTGTGCTGCCACCTCGGTGTCGGCTGCGGCGCTTGGGGCAAGCTTTGCCGTGAGCTCTGCCACTTGCGCCTGCAAGTCAGCAACGGTCTTTTTGAGCATTTTGTTTTCCTTTTTGATCTCCGAATCCGGGCGGCTGTCTTCTTCTGGCTCAACGCCCATTCCAACATGTTTGATCATCTTGCGGCCTCCTTATGCGTTCTGATAGTGCAGGTAGATGCCTGCAACCTTGTTCTCATACGCATCGGCGATTGCGACATGGCGATAGCCAAACTTCCAGCCATCTCCGGTCTGATTCACTTCCGGCGCGATGATCTTCGGCGCGATGTGCTTTGAGAACTGGATGAGCGCGGGGCGGTGGATGATTTCGAAGTTGATGTTCTTGCCCGTGGTAGCGTTCTTGATGTAGCCACCGGCTTCCTGACCGCTCGTAGAGCCATCATACTGGGAGATTGCGGTGTAGAAACGGGTCTGCGGAACGTCGGTGATGTCGGCGAAGCGAGTCAGGATTTCGCGGCTCTTGGTGGTGTCGAGGTCCTGAATCATACCGTGCAGCGTCGGGGTGATAAACAGGTGACGAT